TCTCTATGTCCCAGTCCCTGATATCGTTGGAAACAGCACACGCACACCTCCGGCTCGGAGATGATACTTCGCTCGATGCGCTCGTTGCGGACTATCTTGAGATGGCGGTCGGCATCGCGGACGATATCACCAATCGTCACCTTGCCACCGAGTTCACCTCTGCAAACCTCCCTCCGGCAATCAAGGCTGCTCTCCTCCTGATATTGGGGACTTTGTTCGACAACGAGGCCGATACGGTGATCGGCCGCAGCGTGGCCCAGATCCCACTGACCGCAGAGAAACTCCTCCTCCCTTGGAGAATCCACCCCTACGGGGACGGGGGCTCCGAGCCGACCCCTCCAAGCAACATCCGCTACCGCATTGTAAGACTCCCTGACGAGAATGTTTGACCACCACATCGAGATACACGCCTTTCTGGAAATCCGGGACGAGTACAACGACCGCACCAAGCGTCTGGACTTCGTGGCCGAGGCATACGCCCAGCGCACCGAGTTCGGAGGCCGCGAGAATATGTACGCCTCCCGCATCGTGCACGAAAACGAGGTGATCTACACCATCCGCTGGCGGAGCCATATCCTGCCGGGGATGTACATCAAGGACGGGAACGACCTCCGGAAGATCGTGGGAACGCAGGAGGAGGGCCGCAGGTGGCGGCTCCACATCCGCACCGTCAAGACCGATGCAAAAGATCTCTCCGGCGATGCTGAAGATTAAGGTGGAAGGGTACCAGGAGGCCAAGGAGATTCTGGATGAGCTGCCGAACAACATGCAGAAGAAGATGCTGCGATCGGCCCTCAAGAAATCCAGCAAGCCCTTTGTCCGGGGAGCCCAGAGCAGGGTTCCGGTCAAGTCCGGCACGCTCAAGAAGCAGCTGAAGGTGGTCTCCTACCGGGACAGGCAAGCGCCCAAGACCGAAGTGGATGTGGCGGTGAAGCACGTTTTCTCCCGGAGCAAGAAGAAAAAGGCCGTCAACGAGTACTACGGCAAGTTCGTGCACGAGGGGACGCGGGATCCGCGATACCCCAAGAAGAAGGGTGGCGTGCTGGTCTTCACCCTCCCCAGCGGAGAGAAGGTCTTCGCCCGGCACGTCCGGGGCCTCAAGCCCCGGCCCTATATCGAGGAATCCTACAAGGAGAACTACGAGAAGGTGGTGGAGGGATTCGGGGACTCGCTGGCCGAGTCCGTAGAGAAATTTGTGAACAAGAACTTTAAACCCATCGAGAAGTAATGAGTGACTTTCGCACAGCCCTCATCGAGGTCATCGAGACCGCAGCCCCGGAACTCACCGACAAGATCCAGTGCGGGGCCGTGGATGCGGAGACCACTGCACCCTTTGCGGCCTACAGCACCCCGGAGGAGGTACCCGTCCGCACAAAGGACGGTATTGCAGGATACGACACCATCTTCGAGGTGGAGGTCTACGACAGCCGGGTGGCCGGAGCCGAGAGCCTGAAGCAGAAAGTGCGTGGAGCCGTGGAGGGGCTCGTTGTGGACGGCCGGGTGTGCCGCTTCCGCAGCGCCTCTTCGGACTATTACCCGGACTACGATTTACACAGCTATACATTAACATTCAAAATCTTATAAATCATGGCAGAACAAGTTGGAAACAAACAGGTCATCCAAGGCGAGGACATCATCGTCACTGTGGAGGGCAAGCCTACCCTCCATGCCACCAACCATACCCTGAAGGTGGACTTGGAGGTCAAGGATATCCGCACGAAGGATACCAACGGCAAGGAAAAGTACCCCGGAGATATCAGCTGGAGCGTGGATGTGGAAGGCCTCGTGGTCATCGATCCGGATCTGGCGGCAACCCGCGACAATGCGGAGGACATCCTCCAGACCATCCTCTCCAAGGCGAGCGTGGGTGTGGTGCTGAAGGCAGCGCTCACTGGAGCCCTCGTGAAGAACTACACCGGGACGGGGTTCATCACCTCCTTCTCCCTCGGCACGCCCGCTGGCGACAACGCCACCTACAATTTCACCATCACCGGGAGCGGCAACCTCACCCCGGTCACCCCTTCATCCTAACGGGTGATGAGGTATCCGTTTTACGTTCCAGAACCAAGAGATTATGTTGACTATTACTATCGCTGGAAACCAGTACCCCGTCCACTTCGGTATGCGTGGTCTGGCCGAGTACGCAAAGAAAACCGGATTCTCCTTCGGACAGATCGTCACCTCGGAAGATGCCGTCAACTCCATCGAGGGGCTCGTGGGCATCGCGGTGCTGGGCCTGAACGAGGGAGCCCGGAAATCCGGCAACCCTCGCGCCCAGACCTTCACCGAGGATGACATCTGGGATGCCATTGATGAGGATCCCGGCATCCTCCTGCAGATTGCCGATGCCTTCTCCGTCTCCATCAAGCCGCTCATCGACAAGCTGGACAGGGTGGTTGACCCAAACTCCTGACGGACTCCGATGGTGAGCCGCATCCTCCCACCTACGAGATGTGGTTTGCCATCGGGGTCGGCCAGATGGGGCTGCGCCCGGACGACTTTGCCGACCTCACCCCGGCCGAGTTCTTCTATGCGTGGGCTGGCTGGGCCAAGGCCAACCGGGATGCCCAGAAGCAGGAGTGGGAACGAGCGAGGTGGCAGACGTGGGTGCTGACTTGCATCCAGATGGAGAAAAAAGACCGGAAGGAGATGACCGAGATGTTCCCGCTGCCTTGGGAAACGGCCCTGGCCCCGAAAGTGAAATCCTCGGCTGAACTCACCGAGGAAGAAAGACAACAACGAGTAGACGAATTAATGAAATGCGTTGCACCAAAAGACTGACTATACTTGCAGCATGGCTCCTTGGGTGGCTGCTGCTTCTGCTCTTTCCCGGCTGCGCTTCTGTCCGGGTGGCGAGAAACGCTGTTACCTCCTCCTCGCTGCGGGATTCCCTCCTTGTGGATTACCTGCGCACCGAGCTGGAGACCGGGAATCTGGAAGTGCAGCAGACCATCGTGGAGTTCTTCCCTCCTGTCGACACCACTCCCGAAGCGCCACCCGACTGCCGCAATCCCACTGTGGGGCCTGTGAAGAAAGTGGTACGGACGGAGCTGTCTGCCAAACGGGAGCAAGCAGTCGTTGTGGACAGCTCCACCGTTGCCGGGACGCATCTTGAGGATCACTCGGAGGAGAATACCGAAAAGGACTCCGAACTCAACGAGCCCCCGACCGCCACCAAGTTCAATGTCACCCTCAAGGCCCTTGCCGCCTTTCTGGGAATGCTCGTCCTTGTGTACTGCATCATCCAATATCGAATCAACCTGACAAAGAAATGAAAACCCCCATCTCATACTACGGTGGCAAGCAGTCCATCCTGAAGCATATCCTGCCACTCGTCCCGGAGCATACGCTCTACACCGAAGCATTCTGTGGCGGATGCTCAGTCCTGTTCGCTATCCCTCCCTGTGAATGCGAGGTGATCAACGATGTCAATGCCGAACTCATCAATTTCTACAAGATCGCCAAGGAGCGCTATCCGGAATTGAAGCAGCTCATCGACTCAACCCTGCACAGCCGGGAGATCCATGCACACGCCAAGCACATCAACGCTCATCCGGAGTTCTTCAATCCGGTGGAGAGGGCATGGGCCGTCTGGGTGTGCTCCAAGCTCGGCTTCGCCTCCATGCTGGACGGCACCTTCGGCTATGACCGCCAAGGGACGACCACCAAGAAACTCCGCAACGCCAAGGACGACTTCACCGAGGCCCTCTGCGGCCGTCTGGATCACGTCACGATCGAGTGCGAAAACGGCATCAACCTCCTCAAGCGCTACGACTGCGAGGGGGCCTTCCACTTTGTGGATCCTCCATACGTAGGGACGGACTGCGCCCATTACAACGGCACGTTCAACGAGCAGGACTTCGAGGAGCTGCTGGAGGTCTTGGCCGGGTGCAAGGGCAAGTTCATGCTGACGATGTTCCCGCATCCCCGCATCCGGGACTATGCCGACCGATATGGCTGGCATATCCACACGCTTGACCGCACCATCACCGCCAGCAAGACCTCCCGCAGAAGGCAGGAAGAGTGGATCACCTGCAACTATGAAATTGCAGAGGAAAAACCAGGTGCGGAGGCCACTGACGAGGGTATGTTCGGAGATGTCTAAACACTTGAAAATAAGTGCATTAATTGTCGAAAATAAAGTCGAATTAACTTGCTTTATCCGAATAATGTAGCGACCTTAGATGTGCCGGAAGGCAGCAAGTAAAACCTTAAAAGACAGACAATTATGACACGCAAAGAAACCCT